CAATAGTTGGTTCGGCGATGTTCTCTTATGATCCTGCGGTCGTAGATGAGCAAACTTTGATCTTTCGCCCTGGAGGTAGGATCCGCTATAAGGCTGGAAGCACTTTGGTAAGAGGGTCGGGCCCTGCTGGTGGTTTTTTACACCAAATGAATTTTACTTCTGTCAGTCAAGAATTAATGCTTCTTTTCCAGAAGCTAGAAGGCTTATTAGATGAGCTAACATTAATACCTTCAAATCTTGTTGGTGTTAGCGCAGCGTCACAACAGACAGCTACTGAGGTAACTCAGAATCTAAACAGTGCCCAAGTAATTTTGTTAGACATTCGTCGTTCGTTTGATCGTGAGATTGTTGCCAAGGATCTTGAGTGTACCTTCCACTACTTGCAGAACGATAGAGCTACTCCGAAGGACGCATTGATAGATGCCAACGTTGTTGTCTACGGTGCAGAGACTTTTGCACTACAGCTTTTGAATAAGCAGATGGTGACGGAACTTCTTCAGATGATGCCAGCTTTTTTACAGGCTAATCAGAGCGTAGTTAATTCTTTTAACTGGAAGAACATTTTATCTATGACGATGGAAGGCATTGGTTTTGATAAGGAGAAAGTATTGAATACTCCTGAGCTTTCTAGTCAGTTAGATCAGATGTCTATGCAGATGCAGCAGATGGCAGCACAGATGGAGCAAGCAAATGCAGACGGTCAGCAGGTAGCTAAAGAGCTTGAAGAAGCTGAGGGACGGATACAAGAGTTGATGTTAAAGAATTCACAGCTTCAGTCTCAAGCTCCTGTGGAAGCACGATTAAATATTGAACAAATAAATAATAAGAATCTTCAGCAAGAGTTGAAGAATCAGAGAGCAAAATATGAACAAGAAATATCTTCAATGAAGTCTGAACTTCAGGCTTTGAAGGATGGTTTAAAAAATGGCGAGGGTGAGTCCCGAAGACAGATTAGAGATACTGAACGATTTAGTTCTGAATCTTAAGCGTGGGCATTATCGAACGTTGTTTCGGTATTTGTCTATGAGGAAAGAAGAGCAGCTACAAGCAGCCCAAGACTCGGCAACGAGTGGGGAGGCTCAAGCTACAATGTATTGTGTGTTGGCTACTAAGCTCTATGACGAGATTCTTAGTTGGCCTGATGAAGTAGATGGCGCATTGGCGCAGGAATTAACTTTAATTAGAGATGAATTAAAATCAAAGCATGAGGCTTTAAAAGAGGAGATTTAAAATGGGCCAAGGCGTAGTTACAGATCGAAGTCAGGATTTTTCAAAAGTACAGATTTTTACAGGTGGAGTTGCTGGAGGGCATACTAAGAAGTATTCAGAGAGTGATACACTTGTTCATGACCCTGTTGTTGTAGTGGATTCTTCTGCAGCTCAGGTGGATTTAGCTTTACCAGATGCTAAGGTAGATGGTTTTGAAATGTTGATAGTTTGCAGTGTTGCAGGTAATAATGTTGTGATAACTCCTTCTAGTCTTGTGGGTGGAACTACTATTACTCTTGATGCTGCAGGAGACAGTGTTTGTCTTAAGTTTAGTAAAAAAGCTGGGGGCTGGGTAGTTCTTGGTGGTCATTCTTATTTTTTAGCTTAATAATACTATCAGCTTAATTACAAGGGGTCAGTAATGGGTAGAGGCGTAGTTAAAGACCGTAATAATTATTGGTCTGGAACGCAATCTTTTGAAGATTTAGTTGTTGAAGAAAAGATGCTTCTTGGCAAAGGAGCTTCACTTGATTTATCAGGTGGAAATGTAGCTTTTCCCAGTACTATAGACACTGGTTCTGTCCAAGCTAAGGATTCTTCAGGAGTTTCTATAAAGACTTCGGATGGTACTGAGGTTATGAACATTACTGACTCTGGTAATATAAGTTTTTTTGACACACCTATATCTTCTTGGGGGTCTGATTGGAGGGCTGTTGAAGGCCCAACTACTACTTGGTTGATGTCAGCAGAACCGTCGGGGAATGAATCACATTTTGTTAACCATGCTTATATTGATAATGAAGGTTGGAAATATAAGACATCTAATGAGATCCCAATTAAGTCTTCATATGTGGATGGCATTTTTAGTATTTCTTCTGCTGAAGAAGGTCAAGTTGATGACCCGTTAACATGGTTACAGTTTTTTACTGTTAAATCTGGATCAGTAGGGATTAATATTTCTGATCCATCAGGTTCTTTAGATGCTAGATCTTTTTCAACAAGTTTAGGAACAACTGTTGCATCAGCAAATTTAGATGCTTCTAAAGCTTTGTTTATGTATTCGGGCCATGATAATCAAGCTCCAACTCTTTTTTGGAATGGTGATCTGGGGATGGCATTTGCTACTGGGTATGATTATACTACTGGGGATCCTCAAAGCACTCCTACAGATTATCTTTTGAATCAGCAAACTAGCAATATAGGTAGTTGGGGGCATCAACCATCTCATGGCCCAATTACAGCAATTTGGGATGGTAGTTCTAGTACTTTTGCGATGTTTAGTATTGATAGTGCTACTGATGCTAGAGGGTTTAGTTTTACTCCTTCGGTAGGTCAAGGGGTTCATGGTCGGGTTATAAGAGCACTTAGTTTAGTTGGTTTTAGAGATTCTTGGGGTCTTGTTAATGCGCCTATTAGGAATTTTAAGTTTTATGGTAAAAACGAGGGTCAAGGTTCTTTTTCTACTAATCTTAATCCTACTGACTGGACACTTTTAGTTGAGGGCGATAGCACTAGTACTGATTTAACTTCTCCTGACGTTTTTACGTTTACGAACAATAATACTGCTTATGATCATTATATGATCCACTTTTTACCTAGTGATCCTTTTGCACCTAGAGTAGTAGGCGTTTATTCAATGGGTATGTATGAGAATGCAAGTTCTTCTTTTACAAACCTTATGGAGATTCTTCCAAATGGTAATGTGAAGGTAACAAACACATTGAATGCTACTACTCTTCAAGAAGGGTACGTAGATCTTAGTACTAAGTATATTCTTTCTACTCAGAAGGGCGCGGATGATGGTGTTTGTGAGTTAGTAAATGGAGTTGTTCCTAGTTATAGAATACCCCCGTTAGCGGTATCGAGTGTTGAGGTAGTTAATTCTTTAGAGGAGATGTATGAGTTGACTACTCAGCGTGGGGATATAGTTATTGTTGTAGATGAAATTACTGGAGAATCTAGGACGTATATTAAGTTGACTGATGATGTTGCACCTACAGATTCTGGAGATTGGACGGAGTTAGTTCCTAATGCAGTAGTTTCTGTGAATGGTGATTCAGGCCCTGTTGTAAGTATAGATACTTCACAGATTGCTGAGAATACTAATCTTTATTATACAGATGCACGGGTAGATGGTCGTATAGCACTTTCTTCTATTAATACTTTGAAAGATGTTAGTTTACCACTTGCTACAGTTACTCAAACTAACCCTTCTATTGCTAATAAAGCTTTGAGGATAAATGGTGCAGGTAACGGGGTAGATCACACTACGTTTAGTTTACCTGTTAGTAACGGTACTATTGGGCAGGTTCTTACTTCGGATGGTACTGGTAATACTGCTTGGGCGGAACCTAGTACTGCTTCAACATTTTTAGATTTACTTGATACCCCTGTTGCATACGAATTACCTCAGCAGGATATATCTAGCCCATCTACACCTATTTCAGCTAATTCGACTAATCTGGGTAATTCTGGGTCTCGCGATGGGATGGATAATTCTGTAGAAAATGCTATAGATGGTGATCTTAATACTTCTTGGGCTTCTAAAATACCTAACACAGTAGATTTTGTTATTTTAGATTTTGGTTCAGAGGTTGTTATAGATGGTATAAGCGTACTTCCTTGGTGCCGTTATGGTACTGTTATGAAAGCTAAGAACTTTAAACTTTCAGGGTCTACAGATGGCAGCTCATATACTCATTTTTATGGGTGGGCGACTTTGATTTATAATGATTATGACCCACAGGTTTTTCTTTTTGAGAATACTACCCCTTATCGGTATATCAAAGTGGATTTTAGTGGTAACTACGATTCTAGTAGTGACTATTTAGAGAGGTTTATTGCAATTACTGAACTTGAGTTTTATAGCAGGACTTTAGCTGGTGCGTATGTTAAGGTCGATCCAACTTCAAGTGGGTTAATTTTTGAAAAAGGTTTACCTATTACTACTTTTACTGATCTCCCAGACACCCCTGCTAATTTTACTTCTTCAGAGGGTAATGTTGTTACTGTAAATCCTATAGGTAATGCTTTAGAGTTTACATCTGTTTATGATGTAATAAGAGATACTCAGACTCCTGATATTACTTCTTATAATACGACAGCTACTATTAGTAGCCATGATCATAGTGTTATATTTTCTAACCCATCTCAAGACATTGCTTTAACTTTGCCTATTAGTCAGACAGACGCTTCTTTGAATGAAGAGTCTAGATTTTATATTAAAAATGTTTCTGCATCACACCGTGTTATTGTTAGAGGCTTAAGTGCTACTGACCACCCTCAAGTTGAGAGATTAAATTCAAGTGACACAACAGCATCGTCTGGGTCTTTTGTATTGCACCCTAAAGAATCCGCGGTTTTTCAAGGTTATAATCTTTTAGGAAATTATCGTGTGGTTTCTCATTATCGTGATGATCTTACTGAGATAGTTACTTCTAGTATTTCCCAAACAAAGTCGGCTAAGACTTTTGTGTGTACTGCTACTTCTGCTGCGGTTATAGATTTATTAGACTATCCTTTTTGGCCTTTGAATGTACCTATTTTATTTAAGAATCTCAGTACACAAGATTTAACTTTAGATCCTCATATGAGTACTCAAGTAGATGGATCGTCTAATTCTATAGTTATTCCTTTTGGTAAATCTGTGGCTATTCAAAGGGTAGGTGTTAGTACTCTTATTATAGCTGATGATACTAGGGAAATCGCTCCTACATTTTTATCTTTGTTAGACACTCCGTCAACATACTCTCCTACAGATTTATCTCACCCATCTATGCCTGTTACAGCTAGTTCTACTAGCTACGGTAGTCCTAGCCATGTCATAGATGATCAAGGTGGGGTGACTACGTTTGGTTGGAAACCTGATACTGATGCTGTTGCATCGGATGAGTTTGTTGTTATAGACTTTGGTTCAGAAGTTATTATAAATAGTATAAGTGTAGAGCCTTTTTTTCTTAATAGTAGAGTAGCAGCTAAGGATTTTAAAGTTCTTGGGTCGACAGATGGTTCTAATTTTACTCAGTTTTTTCCTGAAGATGGTTCGTCTTATCAACAGTTAGTTTATAATCAATCAGGCCCTCAGGTTTTTGATTTTACCAACAATATTGCTTATCGACATATTAAAGTAATTTTTAATGGGTCATGGTTGTATACAGAAGGTATAGTTGGTGGTAGTTATGGTTCATATCCTACGATAGATATAAGAAACTTGGAATTTTATCAGTCTTTGGCTGGTTCTTACGTTAAAGTTAATTCAACTGGAAATGGTTTAGTTTTTGAAGCGTCATCTTCTTCTGGCAGTAGTAATTTTATTGCTCTTACAGATACCCCTGCTAGTTTTACTGATGCTACTTTAGATTTGGTTAGAGTTAATGCTGCTGGTACCGCTTTAGAATTTGTAGATACATCTACTTTAGGTTTTGCTCCATCAACTCATCTTAGTGCTAGTAATCCTCATGGTCTTACAGCAGCAAGTATAGGTGCAGTTACTACTGACGAATTTTCAACTCATCTTAGTGCTAGTAATCCTCATGGTCTTACAGCAGCAAGTATAGGTGCAGTTACTACTGACGAATTTTCAACTCATCTTCAAGATCCTAATAATCCTCATGGTATTACAGCAGCAGGTATAGGGGCAGCTACTTCTAATGATTTAACAACTCATACTGGCAATACTAATAATCCTCACGGCACTACTTTTTTAAAGTTAGGGGATAGCCCTAGCAGTTTTTCTGGTCAAGCAGGTAAGACGGTTAAAGTTAATTCGTCTGAAAATGCTCTTGAGTTTGTTGAAGATTCTTCTGGTGTGACAACTTTTACAGGTTTAACGGATACTCCTAATCGTTGGACATTAGGTTATGATGGAGTGCTGGATGGAAGTGGTTTTTTATGGAGTTCAAGCGATTTTATAAAAGCTACGTTTTCTGAACAGAGAATGTCTCATTATCCATCTTTTCAGTATAGTGGACTTGATGATTGGGCTGCAAATGATGATAGTGCGCTGAATGTTTCAGGTATAGGTTATTTACCAACTCATTTAAAGATACCTATATATCTTGATGGTGTGTACATGCTTAGTAATGGTCACGCATTTAATATTTATGTAGATCTTGGTGAAGAGAGGACTCCTTATGGGGAGTATATAGGGCCAAGGACAAAGGTGGCTAAAGCAGCTTTTATTGATTTCCTACCTCAACATGATGATCCGAGCGAAGCGATTGGGCATACGGCCCGAATATATGGTAGCAATGATCCTAACGCTATGAATTATGTAGGTTTAGATGCGATAAATTCGGGTTTATGGGAGTCAGTTTCTCCTTCTTTTAGATTGACTAATTCATCAACATATACTCTTGATTGGGCAGACATTGGGGTTTCAGGCTGGCCGCTTTGGCCTACATATAAGAGTGATGGAGGTATTTATGTAGAGTTTCCAAGTAATACTACCGCGTATCGGTATTATATGTTGGGGGTACAGTATTCTACTTTTATAGGGACTAATGTTAGATCTCCTGACCGTGATGATCCAAATTCTCCACATTATAACTCTTCTTTCTTTTATTTTTATGGGCTAGAACTTTTTGATTTTGTAAGACCTGTAGATCAGAACTATCTTTTAAGGCCTAATTCTTCTTCCGACTCTTTAGAATTCACTCATATTGATGACATTTTAAAAAGTAACATTACAAACATTGATGGTTGGTTTTCTAATACTGCTGTTACTACTGCAAGTCAAACATTAGATGCTAGTACTGATCGAGTTTTTTATTTTGGTGGAGAGGCTTGGACGAATACTGCGGTGACTATAAATAATTTAGATTTATCTGCAGGTGAATCTACAACTATTATTATTATTATTCGTCAGAATAGCAGTGCTACTAATTATGGTATAACTAACTTTTCAATTTCGGGTCAAACTAGCATGACTTTTAAGTTGCGTAACAACACTGGTAATAATATTAGTAATACCGAATCTTTTTATACGTATCGGATTTTATGTACTGCTGCTAATGAATATAGGGTATATGCGGAAGTGCACCATTATTAAGTTTAATTTAATGTCGTAAGTCAATAAAAATATGTGTTAAAATATTTATAAGAAATTTTCTTTACAAATTATCAAAAAAGGAGTAGGCGATGCCTCGAGTAAATTTTAATCAAGTTTTGAAATCTTTAGACGGTAAAAATATTTTGTTAGATGATAAAGAAGAGTTTTCTTTTCGTAAGGCAGCAGTAGGAGCTTTATTAGGTTCTGGTGGAACTGATGTTACATTAACAGGGTCAAAGAAAGCTGAACGTTATGAGTTAGCGTTAAAGGTTTCAACTGCTGAGGGGGTAGTAGACATTACTGCTCAAGAAGCGGAAGAAATTAAAAAGGTAGTTGGAGAAACTTATGCTCCTATTGTAGTGGGTCAAGTTTTTAGACTTCTTGATGGAGCAGTTATAGTAGCAGAAGGATAAACGTATGGGTTATGGAAAAATACAGGGCCAAAAAGTTGTTAGTTTTTCAGGGGTACCTAAGTCAGCTTTGCCTGATAGTATATTTTCAGATGGTAAAGTCCCTGCTTTTGCACGTTGTGTAGCAACAGGTGCTGGTACTTTTTTCCATGATGCTACTCAGGCCATTGGGGTAGCTGCTACTGCAGGTGATATTTTTGAAATTGGAGAAGCCGGTCTTTTGCAAAATCCTCAAGCTTTTCGCAGGGCCCGTTTTGCAGGTGATTGGGAAATAATTATTTATTATGGTAGAGGCGGAAGCTAATGCAAATTCGTGAAGTTTTAGATTTAGTGTCAGATGAGTTGCGTGATGGGAAAGCAACTAAATATTCTCGTACTTCTTTGATGGTAAAACTTAAGGAAGGCATTACTCAGTTTGTTCAAGATTCTAAGATTCTTAAGAACAGTATTTTGATTCGCCCAATACCTAGTCAAGGGGTTTATTCTTTACCTGTTTTTGGAGCAGACATAAAGATTATTCCTACTTCTCAAGGTTTTGCTGTGGATGAGGCTGATAGTTCAGTAATTCCAACTTATCTTAGTCTTATTCGTTTGGGGTGGAGAAATCGTCTTGATACTGGCGATGATGAAGTGCTTCGTTCAAACTCAACTTTTGAGAGAGATGAAGCAGGGCAATCTCGTTATCAATCGGGGGCTCCTCTTTATCATTACAATGATGAGTTGAGTTTCTACAAGTTTGGCATTTGGCCTGTTCCTTCATCTGCAGATATTTCGGAAGATTCTGCGAAGGATAACAGTTCAGCAGATCGTAGACTTCAATTGGATTATGTTCGGGATGCTTTATATTATACTAGTGGGACTGATCAACGTACTACAGGGGCAAACCCTACAGTGATTACAGATTTATCTACGTTGACTGAAGACCATTATGTAGACAATGAGATTCCACTACAGTTTCAACGTAAGTTATATCTTTTAATTTGTTATTTACGTTTGAAGAATAGTGTTGACCCAACTGATGTACAAAAAGCTGCAAATTATAAGGCTCTTTATGAGTCTGAGTTACTCGAAGAAGCTTTAAGATCTGGCTCTCATATGGAGAGATATAGTCAGCTTAAAGTTCAGAGTTAAATAACAAAAGGAAATAAATATGTCTGAGACTTTTGAGGCTAATCAGCCTATGAATTCTGGCAGTGAAACAGCGAGTACAACTGCTACTAGTGCTCTTAAAGCTTACCGTGAAGGTACAGGCTCTAAGAAACCTTTTACAGAGTTTAAAGATGGTAAGAAAGAAGTTAGCGGAAAAGGACACTCAGTACAAACAATAACTGAGCAGCCTAGTGGCGTAGATGAGCGTCATACAAAAGAGCCTGACACTGTTCAGTATAAAGAGAAGGATTTAGATCCTAATGCAAATGTAAAAAATTCAGGCGAAGAGGTTAAGAAGGCTGAGTCGAAAGATGGCGAAGAATCTCCGAGTGGCGAAGAATCTGAAAACAAGGTTGAAGATCGTAAGTCTGTTTCTACTGAGTTAGAAAAAGACGCTGCGACAAAACTAAAATCAGAAGAAGTCGATGTAGAGAATGAAGTTAAAACTACGGACAGAACTGACGAACTTTTAAAACGTTTGGAGGCTTTAGAAACTGCTAAGCAACGCGAGGCAGAGGAAGCTAGAAAAGCGGAGCGTCTTAAACAAATCAAGAGTGATCAAGAATTAGTTAGTAATGATTTTAAGTTTGAGTATGACGTAAGTAGTATTCTTTCTTTAGATGATGTACCTGATTCTGTAAGGGACTATGTCCTTGATGATGAACAAGCAGCACAAACTATGCAGTATTTGATTACGGATGCTCTGAACAAGTTAGTCAAAGATTTTTCTGGTTATGGGGAGGCTCAAGAAAGAGTTCAGCAATTTCAAATGGAAGAAGCTGAAGCTCAGAGACAAACTGTAGTTAGAGGTCTTACAGATCGTGGAATTGATGTGAATGTTTTTAACTCGAAAGAGTTTAAGGCTTTTGAGCAAGATCCAAAGAATTTTAAGCAGATTGATAATCTGGCTGAAAGATTTGGGTTCGGTTCATTAGAGTTTTCTCATTTGGTTCACGATATGTTTCAGGCAAGCTTAAAAAGTAAGAAGTCTGAAACAGCTAAAGCGACACGAAGTGAAGCGGAAGCTGCTAGACAGAAAATTGCTCAAGGCCAAGAGACAGCTGCTCAAGGTCAAGTGGTTGGAGGTCGAGCTACAGAAAAGGTTGCGGTAGATCCACAATCTCCTGAAGCTAAGTTGGCAGCGTATCGAGCACAGAGGTCGAAAAGGTTTTAACATTAATTATTTATTTTTAAGGAGATTGAAATGAGTGTAGCAGGAAATACTACCGATAATCTTCGTCGTGAGGTCAGGGACGCGTTTTATAGTCCCAAGTGGTTAGACTACAATCTTAAGCATTTGCTATGGCAAAAAATGGCTATGCAAATCGAGATGCCTAGCGGTGAAGGAAAGACAGTTCATATTAAAGCTTGGAATCCCCCAGCTAGAGTAATTACTCCAGTACCCCTTCTTGAAGGTGTTACTCCAGATGCACGTAAACTTACTCGTAGAGAAGTTAGTGCTCAGTTAGTTTTCTACGGAAATTATTTAGAGCACACTGATTTATTAGAGACTATTTTTGAAGATGCAGATAACTTAAAAACTGGTGAGAATCAATTCTTGGCTACTCTTCAAGCTGAAGAGCGCGACATGGCTATGTTTAATATTCTTACTGGTGGTACTAATGTTGTATATGCAGGTGGCGTTAACTCCCGATCTAACGTTAAAGCTCCAATTTCTATTGGTGATTTACATGCTGTAAACCGAGCACTTAAGAACGGTCTTGATGGTCGAGCAGGAATGCCGATTACTGAGATTATGCGTTCAGACGGTAGTTTTGGTACAGTAGATATTGAGCCTTCATACGTTGCAGTTATAACTCCAGATTTAGAGTACGATATACGTTCATTGCCTGGATTCGCTCCTTCAAGTTCGTATGCTGCTACTACTAAATTAATTGACGTTCATGAGTTTGGAAAAGTTGATAATTTCCGATTTATTTCGACTACTAATTATGAGCCTTTCCGCGATGCTGGAATTGCTAATCCTTCAGTTGAGAATGTTCTTTATACTGCTGGTGATGGTGGTGCTTTAAGTAAAGCTGATGTTTACCCTATTTTGATTTTTTCACAAGATGCTTATGCTACTATTCCTTTGACTGGTGAGCAGGGTATGATGTTGATTAGAAAAGATTTAGGTTCCTCTGGTGGATTAGATCCTTTGAATCAGAGAGCAACTGTTGGCTATAAGAATCCATTTGCTGGAGTAATTTGCTTTCAGGAAAGATTGATCCGACTTGAAGTAGCTTGTACTGCTCAAGCAGGACTATAGGAAGTGAGGTAAGAAAATGGGACTTGATAAGCACGGAATTTTTAGACACACTTATACTGTTGTTGATGGCAGTGTAGATATGATTCAAGAGTTAGGTTTTGAACCTTCTGAGATTGAAATTTATAATGAGACTCAAAAAGTCACTACTTTTTTAAAAGGTGACATGGCAGCCTCAGATGCGATTTCATCGGCTGGTGATGTAACAGATGCTGCTCATATTAGTAAGTATGAGGGTGGAACGGTTGTTTTGCATGATAATGGTCAGACTCCAACTTATAAAGATTCAAAGGGTAATTCGTTGAGTTCATCTCTTTATAAGGATCTTGAAGGTAGAGACTCATTGTTGCAGAATTTACCTAAGTTAGAGTTGTCAGATAGCGAAGGTAGTCAGTATATTACTAAGGCTGGTTTTAAATTAGCTGCTGCAATATACGCTGATAACGATGTTATACACGTAAAAGCTGTTCGTTAATTCAATAGATAGCTAGGGGCTTCGGCCTCTAGCTTTTTATTAATTTTATAAATTAAAAAAAGGAAATAAAAATGGCAAAGAACTCGAAAATTTCTCCAGAGATTGCTGCACCCCCTGAACAAGAAGATTTACTTCATCAGTTAGAGACTTTGAAAGCTCAGTTAGCTGAGAAGGATGATCTTATTGCTGAGAGGGATGCTGAGATTCATTCTTTAGAGTACACAATTTCTACAGACTTGATTACTTTTGAGCGTCAGTTAGCTAAAGATCATGAAACTATTTTGCGTAATTATGGCGAGAAGGTATCTAAATTTCCTCGTCATATGAAGACTGTAGTTAGAGATCATACAGGTTTTAATGGTCAGCGTCTTACTAAGCAGATTGTTGACAAGTCTCGTTGGACAGACGAGCAAGTTAGAATTTATCAAAAGTATGAAGATGCTTTGAAAGAATTAGATGATCGTCGTAGAACAACTATGGTTGCTGTGACTTTAATTGATGATCCTGATGTAGCGGATGGTCAGTTGAATTGCGGTGTTAATGGTCAGTTATTAGGATT